GCCGCCATCACCGGTGACCCGGCTGGTGAAGGCCGAGCCCAGACCGACGAGACGACGCCTTTCCAGATCCTGCAGGCGGCTGGTGTCCAGGCACGGCCGGCACCGACCAACGACTACACCAAGCGGCGCGAGAGCGTGGCCATGTGCCTGTCGCGTCTGATCGATGGCCAGCCTGGCCTGTTGATTCATCCGCAATGCAAGACTTTACGCAAAGGCATGGCAGGCGGGTACAATTACAAGCGACTACAGGTCACGGGTGAAGAGAAATACCGCGACGTTCCAGACAAAGGCATGTATTCGCACGTGTGCGAAGCAGGCCAGTACATGCTGGTCGGTGCTGGTGAAGCCAAGACACTCGTCAAGCGCGATCGTCCGAACATGCGTCAGGCGACCGCGATCTCCAACTACAACATTATGGGGTGATCCTATGGGCGGTTTATTCGGTGGTGGTCCTTCTGCTCCTCCTCCTCCTCCAGCTCCTCCCGCGCCAGCTCCAGCTCCAACGCTGGACGTGGCACGTCAATCTCAACAGGCACAGGACGCGCAGGCCGGCCGCAAGGGGCGTGCAGCCACCGTGCTGACCAGCAACCAGGGCGACCTCACTGCGCCAAGCACAGCGACGAAGCAGTTGCTGGGGAGCTAAAACATGGACTCTCGCGTCGATGACATCATCCGGCGTCAGGAGAAGATGGCCACAGACCGTGCCGTCTTCGACAGCCATTGGCGCGAGATCGCCGAGCGCATCCTGCCACGTGCCGACCACTTCCGCGTCAACCGTCAGGCCGGTGACAAGCACACCGAAAAGATCTTCGACGCGACAGCCAATTTGGCGCTAGAGCGCTTTGCCGCGGCCATGGAGTCGATGCTCACGCCTCGCACCCAGCGCTGGCACAAGCTCAAGATCGGTGTCGACGAGCTCGATCAAGACCCTGCCGTGATGGCCTATTTGGACGAGGTCACCAAGATCCTTTTCTCGGTGCGCTACTCACCCAAGGCCAATTTCGCGAGCCAGGCCAACGAGTGCTACATGAGCCTCGGCGCCTTTGGCACTGGCGGCATGTTCATCGATGACCTGGTCGGCCGTGGCATCCGCTACCGCTCGATCCCGCTGTCTGAAATGTACGTGGCCGAAAACCACCAGGGCATGATCGACACGGTCCACCGCCGTTTCAACCTGACGGTGCGCCAGGCGGCCCAGCTCTGGGGTCGCGACAAGCTCTCCGAGAAGATGAAGAACGCGCTCGAAAAGAGCCCCGAGCAATCCTTCGAGTTCATCCATGCGGTGAGCCCACGCGAGGACGTCGACTACGGCAAGAAGAACTACAAGGGCATGCCCATCGCGAGCTGCTACGTCTCGATCGACGGCCGCAGCCTGATGAGCGAGGGCGGCTACCAGTCGATGCCCTACGCCGTTGGCCGCTACGTGACCGGACCCAAGGAGGTCTATGGCCGCAGTCCCGCCATGACCGTGCTGGCCGACATCAAGATGCTCAACGAGATGAGCAAGACGGTGATCCGCGCAGCCCACAAGCTGGTGGATCCTCCCTTGCTGCTGCAGGAAGACGGCGCACTCGCAGCCTTCGACCTGCGTCCTGGTGCGCTCAACTACGGTGGCGTCAACGAGCAGGGCCAGCAGCTCGTGCATGCGCTGCAGACCAATGCCCGCGTCGACATCGGCTTGGACATGATGGAGCAGCGCCGCAAGACCATCAACGACGCCTTCCTGGTCACGCTGTTCCAGATCCTGGTCGACGCACCGCAGATGACGGCCACCGAGGCCATGCTGCGTGCGCAAGAGAAGGGCGCGCTGCTCGCTCCCACCATGGGCCGTCAGCAGTCTGAATTCCTGGGCCCGCTCATCGAGCGCGAGATCGACATCCTGGCGCGAGCCGGCGTGCTGCCTCCCATGCCAGACGTCATCCGCGAAGCCGGTGGCCTCGTCGACATCGAGTATGTCAGCCCGCTCAACCGTGCCCAGCGCAGCGAGGAAGGCGTGGCCATCTTGCGCACGCTGGAGAGCCTGGCGCCGCTGGCCCAGATCGATCCCCGCGTGATGATGGTGTTCAACCCCGAGAAGACCGCACGCGAGCTCGCCGACATCAACGGCGTGCCGGCCAAGGTCATGCGCACACCCGACGAGATCCAGGCGATGGAAGACCAGCAGGCCCAGGCCTCGCAGGCCGCCCAGCTCCTGCAAGCAGCCCCCGTCGCATCAGGCGTGGTCAAGGACCTGGCGCAAGCCCAGTCCCTGGCCGGGTCTGCCCCTAGCCAAGCAGCACCAGGGATCTTCCCAACATGATCGGCAACCTGACGAAGAGCGTGCAACGCATCCTGAACCGCAAGTCGGCCTACCGCCGCACGTTCATGGATGCCTCGGGCAACATCTCACGGGATGCCGAGATCGTGCTGGCAGACCTGCGCAAGTTCTGCCGTGCCACGTCGTCCAGCGTGATGGTGTCGCCGATCACCAAGTCGATCGACCCGATCGCCATGGGCATGGCCGAAGGCCGGCGCGAGGTGTGGCTGCGCCTGATGGCCCACCTCCACATCGACGAGAAACAAGTCTTCAACCTTGAGGAGCCCAGCGATGGCAACTAAAGCAGCGGCCATGCTGGCCGGCGACAATCCAGCCGACGAAGAGATCGAGTACGGCAACGGCACACAGACCAGCACCAACAAGGTGGCGCACGAGTTTTTCTACGTGCTGCTGATGGCCGCGCCGCATGCCCACATCCTGCATCTGCAGACGCGCTCGATCGCCGAGCACCTGGCGCTCAACGAGCTCTACACCGGCCTGCCCGACCTCACCGACACGCTGATCGAAAGTTACCAGGGCAAGTACGGCCTGGTCATGGACTACCCCGCCAACGCCACGATGCCGACCATGTCGAGCCCCGCGGCCATGGTGATCGCGCTCAACAAGTATGTCGACGAGAAGCGCGCCGGTGTCAGCGACGACAGCGAGATTCAAAACGCAATCGACGAGATCGTCACCTTGCTCAACCAAACAACTTACAAGCTTAAATTTTTATCTTGAGGAGATTTCATGGCAACCCGCAAACCCAAAGCCGCAGCAGCAGAGGAAACGACACTCATGTACGTGATTCAGGACGCGACCGACGCAGGCAAAAAGATATTCAAGCCGCATGGCGAGGAGTTCACCGCTGACGGTGACTTCGCCGCCATTGCAGCCGCACTGAATCTGACGACCGACCAGGTGACCTGGACGATCGAAGATGACCAGGCAGACGGCATCGACGGGAAGTCTCTCGTCGGCCGCGCCACCTAAACCACAAGGAGTTTTTCATGTCCGATGCATCAAGCGGGTCTGCCATCCTGGCAGGCAACCCGGCAGGCGATAACGCTGCCGCTTCTACCGGCGGCAACGACGCCGCATCCACAGGGACCACAGGCCAGAGCGGCAACGCCACTGGCGACATTGGCAAGCCGACCGACACGTCGACCGGCAACTGGTACGACGCGATCGAAGACAGCGACCTCAAGGGCTACGCGCAGAACAAGGGCTGGAAGGATCCGGTCGAAGTTCTGAACGGCTACCGCAACCTGGAGAAGCTGGTCGGATCTGAAAAGCTCCCCATGCCCAAGGGCGCCGAGGACAAAGAAGGCTGGGCCCGTGTGTACGACCAGCTCGGCCGTCCCAAGACCGCCGACGAGTACAAGCTCCCCGTGCCCGAGGGCCAGCAGCCCACCGAGTTCACCAAAGCCGCAGCCGGCAAGTTCCACGAGCTCGGTCTGTCGAGCCAGCAGGCTGAAGGCCTCGCCGCCTGGTGGAACGAGCAGCAGACCGGCGCACAGTCGCAGGTCCAGCAGATCAGCGCCCAGAAGGCCGAAGCCGACATGGCCGCACTCAAGAGCGAGTGGGGCGGCGCCTATGACGAGAACGTCAATTTCGGCCAGCGTGCTGCCAAGGAGTTCGGCCTCGATGCCGCCAAGCTGACAGCGATCGAGAGCGCCATGGGCACCGGCGAGATGCTGAAGTTCATGGCCCGCATCGGTCGTGGCCTGACCGAGGACACGTTCCAGGGCGGCAACAGCGGCGGCAACAAGTTCGGCATGACACCCGAAGCAGCGCGTGGCCGCATCGCCGAGCTGCGTTCCGATCAGTCCTGGTCCAGCAAGTACATGGGTGGCGACAAGGAAGCTCAGAACGAGATGACCCGCCTGATGGCTTTGGCATACCCAGAGGGTTGAGAAAGTCCAACCACACATGCAAAATTCACAACACAACGCCGAACTTCGGCTAGAATGTTTGAAACTGGCGCACCGTGCAGACCGGTCACCTCAAGAGGTGATCGCCATCGCGAGAGAATATCTCGCATGGGCTGCAGGGACGCCAAGCCCGACAACCGCACCGCGGCCGGGTGACAGCTCGAAAGAGAGCAACCTGGCCCCGACAGTTCCTGCTCGGACAAGCCTTCCGAAGAGCGCTGCGAAAGCAGCACCGTAACAACCCTTTTCGAAAGGTTCGAAAATGTCATTCAACGTCTCCACGGCGTTTGTCCAACAGTACTCGACAAACGTCCAGATGCTCTTGCAACAGCAAGGCTCCCGCCTGCGCAACACTGTGCAGAACATGAAGTTCCAGGGTAAGGCCGCTTCCATGGCCGAGCAGTTCGGCCAGGTTTCTCCTGTCCGCAACCAGTCTCGCCACAGCGACACTCCCCTGATTTCCACACCCCAAGACAAGCGCTGGGTCTATCCCAACGACTACGACTGGGCCGACCTGATCGACAGCCAGGACAAGCTCCGCATGTTGATCGACCCCACCAGCAACTACGCCATGGCTGGCGCCTGGGCGATGGGCCGTGCAATCGATGACGAGATCATCTCGGGCATCTTGAACAGCAACAACACCGGCGAGAACGGCACGTCTGCCACTGGTACTTTGTACGCCTACAACAGCAACAGCCAGTCTGTCGCTGCTGCCACAGGTGCTGCATCGGCCACAGGCTTGAACATCGCCAAACTCCGCGCTGCCAAGCGCAAGCTGTTGGAAGCTGAAGTCGACGTGGACAACGATCAGTTGTTCTGCGTGATCACTGCTCGCCAGCACGACGACTTGTTGAACGAAGCCCAGGCTATCAGCTTGGACTACAACACCAAGCCAGTGTTGGTTGACGGCAAGATCACCCAGTTCATGGGCTTCAACTTCATCCACTCTGAGCGCATCCCCGGTGC